AAAGTTCTTTCCATCGCTTCTCGATTCATCGCATCTTGTTCCGTGTGTGGATCATCGATGATAAGTAAATCTGCACCACGACCTGTAATCGCGGAACCAACACCCGCTGCATAATACTCACCGCCTTGTTGTGTTTCCCATTTACCTGCAGCTTGCGAATCTTCTTTGAGTCTAGTTTTAAATACACCTTGATACTCTGGACTATCTAAAAGTTGTTTTGCTTTACGCCCGAATCTAACGGACAGTTCTGTGGTGTTAGTGGACTGGATAATTTTTAGCTTCGGGTTTCTACCCACCATCCAAGCGGGCAGCAGGTAGCTAGCGAACTCAGACTTCGTATGTCTTGGTGGCATGTTTATAATCAGTCTTTTAATTTTGCCCTCTGCTATCTGATTAAATTTTTCAGCAACAATTTTGTGATGAGATCCTTCAACAAAGTCTGGCCAGACATGTTTTACAAACTTCATAAAATCTTCTCTTATACCAGCTTCTTTTTTCTTTTCTGTGAACTGAAGGTAAGTCTTCATAAACTCTTTTCTTACATCAGGGGGTAATCTCTTTATCTTTTCTAAATCTATTTTCATTTCAAAAAAATTTTCTGCAAAATTTTTTAGGATTAATTTTGAAACCTAGCAAGTATTTTCTGGTTATGATTATACAAAACTTGGCATAAAGGGTATACCTGTGGGACCCCTTACAACCTACACTTGTTTTATATTATTTTATTTATTTGGAATTTGCAATGGCTTTGGTACCTCTATGCGCGACGCCCGCAGGGCGTCGCTATATATAAACTAATCTAATAAAACCATGTATGCGCTAGCATTCATTCTACTAAATTTATCTAAACCTTTACGAACTATCTTATAATTTTCGTCATACTCTGCTTGTTTAATCATAATGTATAACTTGTATTCTTCTGGTGTTAACATTGTTGATTGACCAGAATAAGGGTTGGTCGTTTTTATTGTTCTCTCGTTTTTTATTTTTGCTTTCGCCATTTGTCGTCCTTTCTTAGTCTCTTATCTAGCTCAAATAATTTCTGGTCGTAGTGTGCCACCATTGCTGTAGATACAATCCATAACAATGCACCTAAACCAAAAACAAATAAACCAACAATTAATAATGTATTCATAGTCCTATGTTATCCTATCTGTTCATTATTGTCAATTTTAGTTATTTCAGTTGTAGTATATTTATGACCACCCCACCCCTCATATTCTATCTTTTTGGGGTCCTCGATCGGTGTTTCTAGCGCTTCGTGTCTAGGGTGTAGTTGAGCGAATTCTTCTACATGCTTATTAATAAAATTCATTAAACAAGTTTGATCACAAAAATATTTCCACATTGTATTTGCTCTATATCCATTTACTGCAATCTTAATTGTTCTTAAAACTTTAGAGCCCTTAGACCCACGAACTCTTGTGGTTGTTTTACGTTCGTGGCACTTCGGACCATGACACCACACATAATCTGTCATATATTCCTCACAATCTCATATAATAAAAAAGTTAATCCAACTGCCAAGATAATAGAAAGCCCAGTAGGGCTTTCCACAAATATTAAATTAAACAACTCAATCATGACGTTCCTTTAAAGTCATTGACCAAGTTGCCATTCGCCAACCCTCAACATCACAATCCCAATAAACAAAACATGGCTCGCCTTTCTTTGAAATAAAATATTTGCCCTCTGCAAATATATTATCTGGGTGTGAATACTGACCCTTTCTAGTTATAAACTTTTTATGCTTCTTCGCATAATAAGTTATGTAAAACTTTTCTGGTATATCTATTTGTGTTTGTGCTTTCATTATGTCCTTTCTGTTATAGGGGATAATATACTATTATCCCCTACAAGTCAATCTTTAATTTAAAGATTGTTCGTATTGTTTTCTAGCCAAGATTTTTTGTTCTCTTGTTTGCTTTTGGTTTTTCATACCTTTAATTAAATTTGCTAAATTTGTTGGGTTATAGATTGTCAAGCCAGTAGAGTTTGTTCTAATCAACTCTGCTTCTTCAACCTCAATCCCAAGTTCTTTTGCAAGTTCAATTCCCTCTGCTAAATATCTGTATGCCTTTAAACCAATTTTTAATTGATCTGTTTGTTTGGTAATACTATTAATCCAAGTCTGGTGTGTTGCAACAACATTTGCTTTTGCAACTCGCCATTCTTCAAATTTTTGATATTCAGCTTTAGTACAAGCTATTGCTCTTGACCTACAATGTGAAGTCCCAATAACATCAAGATAAAAACTATTATCAAAGTTTTTAGTTATACCAGTTCCATTATCACTTGAATAATGACCCTTGCCTAAAAAATTGTTATTTGCATCAATGTGTTTTGTTTTATGTGGGTTGCTATCTTTACCAGATTGTTGAGCAATTATATCAGGATTACAACCCCCCTCTTTTAGTTCTTCACGATAATAGGCATGGGCAAAATGTTCAGCTTCTTCGCCACCGCCATACTCATTACCATTGAGATTGCCATATAAACCAAAATCAAAATGTGATTTAGTTTCTTCTTCTTTTCCCTCATCATCAACATCTTCATTGTGTGCAAAATAAAAACATTTATCTTTTGCAACCACATCACAAGGTTGACCATATTTTTTTTTGAAAGAACGCAACACAGAAACATCTTCTGGTGGATATGATCTTTCAACAACCTCTTTTGCAAGTTCAAAAGCTGATTTCTGTTGCAAGTTAAAATTCTCTCTTGCTTCCATAAATGCTTGTCGTTCCTGCGTGTCCTCTTTCTCAAAGACATCTTTAATACGATTATAGAGTTTGTTTCTATATTCAGTATTCATTCTTATTTTTGCTGACATAAAGTCCTTTCTGTTAGTTATTAATTATTTATAGGTTTATCCTATTGACAAATCTTTGTCAAGTATTATATTAAGTTAGGAATACAGCGAAAGCTGTAGTCCTTTCTGTAATTTAGAATTATTCTAAATTACGGGTTTAGAGGCGCTTGGAGTGGGGAAATAAACCCTATAACATAGGTCGTGAGTTCGGGCGAACTGGGATGGTATTGCAGGCATGCATGCCAGGAAGATCCTCGCCTACGTACACCTGCGCCCCTGATCCCTGGTCTATTTTTGCGCCTCGGGGGTTAAACAAACCTGCAAGGATGGACCTGGGATCAGTCAACGCGCCGCCGCCGCTAGATCACAGAGACTCTGGCGTTGACTGGTCCGCAAGCTTCAAGCAGCGAGCGGCAAGCTACAAGCGGCAAGCTTGACAGAAAGTTATATATAGGATAATAATATATTTATGGAAGATAAGGAAGCAATAATCGAAGAAGTGATTGCAATATGTGAAGCAAATAAAAAAAATATGTATTGTGATAAATATCAATTAATCGACATGATCAGGGAGGCTTTAAAATTATATGAAAACTAGCGAAGCTCTAAAATTAGTCGGAGGCCTGAGCAAACCTTCAAAGATGCCTGGGTGGGCCTATGGTCTACCAGCAAAAGAATGTAAAACCGGGTCCAAGCTGGTGAAGGTAGAGGGCAGCACCTGCCATGGTTGCTACGCCTTGAAGGGGTGTTATGTCTTTAAAGTTGTACAAGAAGCACAATACCGAAGACTGGCAAGCGTCAAGCATGAACTCTGGACCGCAGCGATGGCGCTATTAATCAATTCAAAAAAATCAAAATATTTTAGATGGCATGATAGCGGAGATGTACAGGACGAAGACCACCTGTTGAAGATCTTCGCAGTCTGTAAACTGACGCCGAGCGTCAAGCACTGGATGCCGACGCGGGAAGCATGGGTGAAGCGATTCCTGCCATTAAAACCACACAATTTAATTGTAAGATTCTCAGCTCCGATGGTGGACCAGGAAGCGCCAAGCAGCTGGCCGCATACGTCAACAGTTGTAACCTCTGGCAGAACTTGCCCGGCACCGACTCAAGACAACGAATGCAAAGATTGCAGGGCATGCTGGGATCCTTCGGTTAAAAACGTGGCATATGGACAACACTAATGTTTAGACACCCAAAGTATTACGCCGAGCTCAGGAAACGGAGACGCGAGCAGCAAGCTTCAAGCGTCAAGCCCCAAGCGACTCGAGCGTCAAGCGACAAGCCTCAAGCCCCGAGCAGCAAGCATCAAGCTTCAAGCCGCAAGCAGCAAGCTCCCGAATAACTTTTCCTTCGTAAAGTTTCCAGAGACTAGTGTCGAGGGACTTTACTAGAATAAATGTATTGTCAGGGTGTTTCACATGGAACGCAATTTGATGTGGTGAGAAGCGTATTTTATTACCCTTTGTTACTTTCAGTTCAAGAGTAAAAAAGTGGCCATTAGCGTTGTAACCCAACAGGTCAGGAGTACCAAATACGCTAAGATTTTCAATCCTTGTCCAACTAATTTTGGGGGTATTTTTCTTAAGTTCATGCCACAATTTTTTCTCAGGTTTCAACGTAACTACAGCTTTTTAATTACCTTACCCATGTGCCATTGTGTTGGTTCTATTGTGATAGCAAGACGATGTGTTTCTCTTACACCCAACAATTTGTTTTCTAAAAGTTGTATGCCTTTGACATCATAAAACTCTCCGTTAGGCAACACAACTTGAACTCTCGCATTTTGTGCTACTTCACCTTGCATAAACTTATCCAGTGCTTGTCTTAATAACTTTCCTTGCATAGTATTGGGATATCATCCAGTCTCCCATCCGATACCCCATTGCGTTGTACGCTATATTACGTTATAAGTCAATATGGGTTTACCAAAAAAATTAACAGAGATGCAAATTAAGTTTGCTCAACTACTTGTAACCAACGAGGGTAGGAAGACACCAACAGAGTGTGCTATCGAAGCTGGATACAACAAAGACCGAGCAACTATAACTGCATCAGAATTACAATCGCCAAAAAGATATCCTTTGGTTGTAAAATATATTGGTGAGATCAGAGAAGAATACAACAAGAAATATGAGGTAGACTACAGCAGACACATAGCCGAGCTGGGCAAGATAAGACAAGAAGCATTAAAGAAAGGTGCTTGGTCTGCTGCTGTAAATGCTGAAGTAGCAAGAGGTAAAGCAGCTGGTCTTTACATAGAACAAAAAATTATTCGTACCGGCAAGCTTGAAGATCTAACGTCTGAAGAACTAGAGAATCGAATGAAGATGATAATTGATGAGTATTCACCGATTCTTGAGGGTGTTGATGAAAAAGAACTAAAAGAACGAGTGCTGTCAAAACCAGAATCTCAAAAAGATTCATAATTTAATCTTCTCCATTTCTACAATACAGCCCATTGGAAATATATTTGTATCACTAAATACTTCATCTGTTGTGTCGTAAGAACTAAATGTAATTAAGAACTTTTTTGTTTTCTTAAATACGTATGCTTGTGTAATCATCTTTGAAATAGGTAGTTTGTCCATCTCTTCTTTTGATTTATGACCTGCATCGCCGGTGATGTCTAACCACTTAATTGTGTAAAAGTAATACTTCTTCTTGTTTATCAAAGCGTGCTTGTATCTCTTTTTCCTTCTCATACCATGTTTTATCACATTCTACATTTATAGATATAAATTTATCATTTAAGGAGTCGTCTCATCAAAATGAAAAAAATAAATGTAGAAATGTAGAAAAACATACTATTAGTCAATAATACCAACGGTTTCCGCTTCTACATTTCGTTCTACATTTTCTACATTTTTCGATGTTACGGTGAAATAACCCTTATTTGACGCGGAGTGC